GCTGGCAAAGTGTAGGTGTTGTCTTGTCCACCATCTGGAACCAGCAGTATTCGTCCACTGTGAGTGGCGTTAGTTAAAGTTACGTTGCCATCAGCAAGGCTAACGGGGCCGTCACCGATAGTTGCAACTTCAGTAATAGCACCAGAGGTGCTGTCTTTGCTTACAGTTTTGAAGGTGCTTTCAGAACGGACTGCACCCGTGAAAGTCGTAGTACCCATTGTAGTCTCCTGTCTGGGTTAGTCTAAATGTTTCATGTGAAACAATTAGTCAGGAAATGGCGGCCCCCTCCAAAATAGCTGCGTGGGGGAGAGGGCCACCAAAGTGGTCAGCCTTAGCTGGAGCCGGGAGATCCGTAAATTCCCAACGGATCTGATACGCCGAACGAGTATCGCTCGCGAGCTTTATATCTCACGTTACCCGTATCGAAGTCTCCGTCCATGCTCGTTTCCAGAGCAGTACGCTCAAACATCTTCATGCCATTCGGTACATCAGTCATGATGAAGAAGGCATTACTGTCAGTCAAATAGTGATTGACGGCATATCCGCCGGGGATTGCACCCATATTGCGGATAGCGTTGATGTCGTTATCAGCAGTGCCAACGCGCTGAGTAGTTTCAAGCAGACGATCTGCTGTAAACATCAGTGCGGGAGGAACAACCAAGCTACGAGGACGGGCTGCGATAAGCAGGCCACGCTCATCGGTGAACGCTGCAATCTCAATGATTGCTTGCTCAAGCGATGTTTCGTTCAAGTCGGCACCAGTAGATGGACGGTTGGAGTTTGTTCCACCGTTAACTAATGGGTGCGAAGCGTTGAACAACGTAACACCATCTCCAGATTGGAAGCTGGTGAAACCATTGTTAAGCGGATTCGCTGCCTTAACTTGTTTGGTGTAGGCCATAGCCCGTGCCAAAGCCTTGGTATAGCGAGCAGAAAGAGAATCGTAAAGATTGTCTTCCATCGCTTCCTCGGTGATGGCAAAGCCCATCGCTATCGTTTCGTGATTATAGCGAGCTGTATAGCTTTCTTGCGCTGAATCGTAAGAGATTGCAGAACCCTCAGCCTTAACAGGAGCAGCACCAAAGCCGCTCAACTTTACCTCTTCTTCAAAGCTACGATCAGAACTTTCAGTCTCATAGATGAGAGTGTGTTCGTCTTCGTATTTTTCGTACTCCAAGCCAAATAAGGCGTTAAGCCCCGGCAGGAGTTCTTTAAGCATTTGCGCTCTTGAAATTGCCATTGCCTAGTTCTCCTTAAACGCCGAGCTTGGTTTCGTAAGCGTGGCTCAAAGGCAAGTAAGTAACGATACAATCTGTGAATGCATCACCTACAGTGCTGGTTGGGCCATCTACGAAATCAACGACACGTAGTGGTAATGTATTGGTCGTAGCAATAGAGCCGCCATCTAGGGCGTTCTTGCTTCGTCCGATGGAGGTTGATCCCGCAGTATTAACTGCTGAAACGTTGTTTCCTAATCCGGTTTGAGCAATAGCTTCGTCAGCTTGCATACGGAACAACAACTTAGGATCGTCAACGACATAAGCAACAATGTCATCAGCGGCGGTTGACGCTGGGAATTGCTGGTTGAACGTCATTTGATTTGTGCTGGGATCGGTGTAAGCACAGCCCACAAAGATTCCAACAGTTCCTGCAACAACTGAAGTTGTTACTTCGGCTTTTTCAACAGTGCCAGCAGCAACTAGCTTGACGAAATCACCGTAAAAGATAGCAGTGCCATAACCACTCGCAATCTTGATGTGACGAACCTTTCCTGTGAAAGATCCACTTGCACTCAAGGTATCAACTGGTTCAGCACCCATAGGGGTTGCAGCGGTAGCCATAGTGGCCTCCTCAAGTTAATCGACCAACCCCTTGCCAGAGGTTAGTCCTTACCAAATGAAGACACCCGTGTGCTTCGCTCTGGATTGAGCAATGGCATACGAGGATCGTTTTCGCGCAAGAAATTATTGTCCACAGACTGCATTTGATTTGCAGCAACTTGTTCATAGTGCTTAGTGCGAGCATCCATCTTTGCTTTTTCAGCCTTACACAGAAGCAAGCCGCCGACTTCTATATTGCCTTCAAACTTAGATCCGACATCAGAAGTAAGCATAAGTTCAGGGTGATCCTCTGCTCTTACAGGAGACCAACCTTCCCGAAACATTCTAGACACATGAACATTATCTGACTCACCTAAAACTTTAGTCCTAACCCACCGAAACACCCAGCCGTCTTGAGGCTTTGGGTCAGGTAGAATAGAAGCTGGAATAAATGAATCACTGGGTCTTGTAGACGCTTCTCGCGTTTCGTTTTCTCTTGGGGTGCGCTCTTCAGTCATCAACCTCTCTCCTTTAAGAGTTGTCTTGCGTACTGTTCATTGGTAAGTCCGATTCGCTTGGCGAGAGCTACCTGACTAGGCGTTAACTGTATTTTGCGCGGTTTAGCACCGTTGCTCCGAGAGGAGGGTGCAACCACCGACGAAGGTTGATTAGGGTTCACAGCCGCGCTACGCCCATCTGTATCGCTTGAATCTCCCCAATCGTAATCTGGAAATCTTTGACGCATTGTCGCGTCCACCGTATCAAAATACTCCTTGCTATTAGGAGCAACCCCACGCCGCACTAACGCTGTGTGGGTGCCATAAGCGAGACTTGTCATCTCTTCATAGCCCTCTTTCATAAACCAAGGGTTCTCAGCCGCCCATCTCTGGGCTTCAGGATCTGGTTGTGGTACGGGCTGCTGTTGATACTGCTCTGGCTGCTGATACTGTTGAGGTTGCTGTTGATACTGTTGCTCTCTAGCCTGAGCCTGTTGAGCAATGTTCGCCTCATGTCTTTCAGCTTCTTTTAACTCAGCCTGAGCCATCATAAGACGCTCATTAGCTGAAACAACACTTTCGCTATCGCCTTCTTCGTAAGCTTTTTTGTATGAGCTTTTCGCAGATTCTAGGGCTATCTGAGCCTTCTGCTTTATCTGCCCAACCAAAGCTGATTCACCTCGGCTAATAAGAGACTCGTACTCTTTGTTCTTAGCAGCCAAAGTTTGAGCGACAGCAACAGCTTCTTCTCGCATCTTTTCGGCAGCTTCTCGCTGCCTTCGCTCTTCATTTTGTTCGTAACGAAGTTTGTTTATTCTTTTCTGGACTCTTTCGCTGTAGCCAGAAAGTTCCTCATCATCAGTCTCTTCTGATTCAACCTTAGCCCTTGGGGGTCTGCGATCTTCTTCTGGACGATCATCAATGATCTCCAACTCAAAATCATCAGACTCAGACTCAGACTCTACAGGCGCATCAACAGGCGTCCCTACGGTGTGCTTTACACCAAAGAATTTATCTTCAGATGAGGTTTCTAAAAAATCTTCTTGAACTTCACTCATACCTTCACAATCCCCCGTGGATCTTCCACAACAGCTTCAACACTATCGTCGTTAATCAAGCGGAACTCTTTATCGTGAACCTTAAATCTGGTTCCAGAATAAGACCGCATCAATATAAAGTCGCCCTCCTTGCAGGATGGGCCAGACGGAAATCGCTGTGGATCACTGTAAGCATCTGGGCCTAAAGCCAAGACCATACCTACAATTGAACCTATCTCTTCATTGTGCAGCGTTTCGGTAGCTTTGATTATGCCACCAGCCGTCTTCTCTTCGGGTTCAGGTAAAGCAATAAGTATTTTATAGCCTCTGGGTTGAGGCAATTGCTTTGCTTTGCGTGACCGCTCATCTTCTTGCGAGCTTTTGTCATCGTTTATTGCTAATGATTCACTCATTAGTTTTCCTTTGCACTGGAAAAAAGCGTCCAGAGTCGCTTGCACCGCTTATGCGGAGAATTAGTTTTCTTCTATTCTACTCTTTAGATCTAGAAGTTCTCTCTCTGCTAAGGCTAACCCTTCAATTATCCCGCAGCATTTTGAGTATTCGCTATAATCTTTGCAGCCGCCACCAGATATATGATCACTGTACTCATTCATCTGGTTACGAAAAGCCTGCCGCAAAAAATCAAAAGAATTAGTGGGAGAAAATTTATCCATCCAATAAGTCTTCTGCTATATCCTTCCCTATCTTGAGTCCCTCTATCTGCTCTTTTGAGCTTATCCGGCGGGACTCTAATTCGTTTCTGTCTCTATCTTCAGCGATTCGTAAAGCCAACTTAGCTTCCTCTGTTCGCTCTTGAAGATTGAGCTTCGCCTGATCTAGCTGAGAACGCTGAACTGCCTTCTGCATATCCAACTGTATCTTAGCCATTTCCGACTGAGCCTTAGTTTGCGCTTCCATCTCTTTAATTTGCAACTCTTTTTGTTGCATCTGTATTACTGGATCTTGTGCCTGTTGTCGCGCTTGTTGAGCTTGCGCTTCTTGTTGGTTCTTGCCTTTAAGCTGTTCTGCCGCTGGAGCTACTAATTGAGATATACGATATTCAATGTCTTCAGGCAACGGCTCGCTTGGGGGAGGCAACTGCACACCAAGCTGTTTTTCAATCTCCATCCTGTACTGGAACGCCAAATGCTCTTGTATATGCGCGGCAAGAGCCGCCCCTGCCTTTTTAGCATTCGGACTCTTAGACATGATCTCCATAATCTTGGGATCTTCCACCAAAGACTTGTGAGCAAGTATGTGAGCTTCGTGATCTTGGTATATAAACGCCTTAACAGGCTCACCATTGATAATGTTCATGTTTTCGGAGACAGGATCAACAGGAGTCATCTCATCTTCAAGAGGAACAATCTTGTCTGCGTCACGGATATTGAGTATTTCAAGCATTTGACGATGCAATAAAGGCAAATCGTACATATCTGGCGCTTGAGCGGCCAACTGAAGCGCCGCTTGATACTGCATAATCCGTTGAGCCATCGTCCCCGCATTGGGATCACTCACTGGAATGATGTCAACACGGTCATCAAAGTCCTCGCGGGTCAAATCTCGACCTTCTTCAGCGTAAGGATACTCTTGAGGGCCAAAATCTCGCACAATATCGGACAAAAGACGCAATTCAACGCGCATTGAGGCGTGTAAACGGGCCTGAACGGCGCTCATAACCTTCATAGAGCGCTCTAGTATGGCTAAAGTGGTGCCTACAGGCGCTTCTGCGTTCATATCGGCTGCTTTTACATCAGCAGCAGAGGCAAAACGGCGTCCTTCCTCTACAATATCGCCCATAAGCTGATATAAAACCGCGCTAGGCTCTTTGTAGGGCAAAAATCTGATGTTATCTTGGATTGTACCGCCCGGAACGTCCACATCTCGGAACTCTCCCGGCATAATTGGCGTGTCATCACCCTTGATTCGCAGTCCTCTAGACTTCAAACCACCCGGAAGGTTAGCTAAAGTGCCTGCATCTACCAATTGACGCAGTATTGAGGTGGCAGATTTAGCCAATCCACCAATCATGTGGATCAATCCAAAACCATAAAAGCCCAATCCCGGCATATATTGGTAATGAACGAAGTGCTGACGCTTTAATTTCTCTGGATCTCTTTCGTACCAGTTCCTGCGAATAGCTAAAATGGTTCTAGATGAAAGGTCAATGGTCACTACATAAGGCAGTTGGATGCCTGTAGGCTCACCTTTATCGGTATCCTCAAACCCATCAAGGTCTAAATCAACCATCATCTCTAAAAGAGTGTGCCTGCTATCGTTTTCATAGCTTGGATTGTCGCCAGTAAGCTCGTTGTACTTATCCATAACCCTGTCAGAGTCACTACTTGATGACGGGGATGGCAAATCAACATCTGCATAGAATCCAGACACTTGAGACTTTCTTATCTCATTGCCCGTCTTCTTCATAATGTGAGTGGCTCGCTCACAAGTCATAAGATCAGAAGCGCCGTAGCTCACAACAAAGTCTTCAGCAGGAACAAACATACTGCAAGGACGGTTCATATTCTGATCAAAGTAAACTTTCCTGAAAGCAGATCCCGCCAGAGGCAGAGAAAAAAGCATTTTCTCTGTTTCTGATCTGTACTCAGTCATTTTTTCTGTGACCAAATAGTTCAGGTAGTCTTGAACCCTGTTGGCTTGCTTTTCTTTTTCAGAGTCCATCCTGCCAACGACGGTTGTTTTTACTGGCCCACTCGCAGGAAACAACTCCTGTATAGCTTGAGACTGAAATCGTATTACCGACTCGGTGAGCAAGGGGTGGAAAACACCACAAGCACCGTCCCAAGGCATACTACGTTCTTCATGCTTAAGCCCCAAAAGATCTAAGCCCTCTATGTATGAGCGCTCCCAATCGGCGCGACTTTCCTTGTCTGCCTTAAATGCCCCAATCAGATCAGACGCTATGCTATTGAGAACGTCATCCTCAATAAACTCCGCTAGATTTGCATTGTGAGGGACTTCTTCTTGGAACCCATCGGCATCAAACTCAAAGAACGTTTCATCTCCAGAAGAGATAGAAACAGCTTCAGGATCTACTATTTCAATCTCTAAAGCCTCCCCTTCCATCATGGGAGGCATTGGAGTTTCTAATGGACGCTCAACAGCCATTTACTAGCCTTTACCGCCGCGCTTGCCGCCCTTGGTAGACATCTTAGTCATCATGGTCTTACCACCCTTGAAGTAGCCCTTGGTCTTAGGAACCATGCGGCCAGCCTTCATTTTGCCTTCGCCGTCAGCAGCAAAAAATGGAACCATTTTCCCGTCTTTCTCTACCATAGGTAGTT